GTCCCCGAACTTTTTCTCGATGAAGAACTCCTTCATGTCGTGATTCGTGAGTTGATGTTATGGTTTGAGGGTGAGTCGTTCGACGAGCGCCTCGGGAAGCTGTCCCTTGTACTTCCACGCGATTTTGCGCGCGAGGGCGGCTTGTTTTAGCGAGAGGCCGATCGGCGTCCGCGCCTTGGCGGCGAGGTCGTGACCGATGTGAGTGTCGATCTTGTTGAAGCCGGCGCCGTCCCAACTGACCGCGCCGTTGCATCGGTCCGAGATGAAGCAAATCGCCTCGTGTGCGGCCTTGACCATGTCGGGCGACATGAGCTTCGAGACCTCCGACAGTTCGTCGGCGGTGTTCTTCGGGCGCGGAGGCGGGGCGATCGTGCCGGCGGATTCGGCCTTCTCGCTCTTCGTGACGTTGTCGAGCGCGCGGTCGATCACCTCTTGTTTCGAGATGATCCGGCGCGCCATCGTCGCGTCTAACGACCCTTCGAGGACGAGATGTTGAACGAGGACCGATTCGCGTTGGCCGATGCGGTGACAACGGTCCTCGGCTTGGCTGACGTTGCCCGGGACCCAATCCAACTCGCAGAACACGACATGCGACGCGGCGGTCAACGTGATGCCGACGCCCGCGGCCATGATCGAGCCGATGAAGAGCTTGCAACTCGGGTCCTTTTGGAAGCGGTCGACCGCGGCTTGACGCTCGATCATCGGCGTGTCGCCGACGAGTTGAACGGCCTCTTGACCGAACTCCTCGGCGATCGCGCGGACGACTTCCTTGTGATGCGCGAAGCAAACCACCTTACCCGACTCTTCGACCGCCTCGCGGAGGTGTTCGACGCAAAGCGGGATTTTCGCCCGGGCGGTTTCGAGCCGGAGGGTCGACAAGCCCTCGAACACGGCGCGTTGACCCTTGGCGAGGTTCGCGACCGCCGCCTCGTAGGCGTGCGGATCGTCTGACGCCGCGGCAAGTTCGACCTGAGCTTCGAGTTCGTCGACGCCCTCGTAGGCGTTCAACTCGGCGCGAGCGACGCGCGCGAGGTCGCCGGTCGCCGGGAACTCGATCACTTGCCGGCGCTTCGGCGGGAGTTCGGTGAGGACGTCTTTCTTGAGCCGGCGGACCATGATCGTTGACCGGAGCTTGTCTTGAAGCTCTTCGAGGTTCGACGCGCCCGAGAAGTCCCACCCGTGGCCGTTCTGATGCGCCGCGCAGTAGCGGATCGCGTACCGGAAGAAGTGATTCCAGTTGATGGGGTCGAGGTAGTGAATGAGCGGCCAAAGCTCGACCGGCTTGTTCGCGATCGGCGTTCCCGAGAGGAGAATCCGCTTGCGCGCCATGATGCCCGGGACGTCCGCGGCGCCGTTCTTCTTCTCGCGCTCGGTCGCCTCCTCGCCGAAGACGACCTTCGTCCGCTGCGCTTTTGGGTTCTTGAGGTAGTGCGCTTCGTCGGCGATGACCGCGTCCCATTCAGTCTCTTTCAACAACGACTCGTGTTTGCGGAGGATGTCGTAGTTGATGATCACGATCCCGTCGGCGAGCGGGAGGAACGTTTTCGAGTCGGCGACAAGGATCGGGCGCTTCCGGACGAGCCACTTTTCAAGCTCCCGCTTCCAGTTCAGTTTGAGCGAGGCCGGGCAAATGATGAGGATGCGGCGAAGGTCCGGGCACGCGTTGAGGATTCCGATCCCCTGAATCGTCTTGCCGAGACCCATCTCGTCGCCGATCAGCACGGCGGGACGCTCGAATCCGAACGCGATCCCGGCCCGCTGGTAGCCGAGGTAGGACAGTCCCTCGGGCGCCGGGACGTTGATGTCGGCGTCGGTCGCGCGCGAGAGCGCCTTCGCGGTCTCACGTTGGACGACGATCTTCTCCGGGAGCTTTTCCCACTTAGAGATTTGCCACTTGCCCGAGCCCCTCGGCCATTCGCCGAGCGAGTAACCCGCGGCGCGGAGTTCGTTGCTCTCGCGCTTCCAAAGGTCGAACACGAGTTGATTCGCGGTCGCCGATGACATGAGCCGCGGTCCCTGTTTCGTGTTGACCTCCTTCGGAGCGGTCCAACGGAGGGCGCCGAGGATGTCCTCACGCGTCGCGGGCTTTTCCACAACCGGGCGCGGAGCGTCGAAGGTGTCGTCGAGATCGGTGTTCATGTGTGGGAAGGACGAAAGGCGACGACGCGGACGCGTTTCTTCGTGATCGGGTCGATGATGTTCGAGACCTCGACGAGAAGCCCGCGCTTGAGTAGTTCGGTGATCCGCGGGCGAACGGCGTTCATGTCGGAGAATCCGAGCCCTTCCATGATCATCCGGTCGGAAAGCCCGGTCTTGCCGGCGGACTGAGCGCCGAAGAGGTAGTCGAGGATCGCGAGTTCGCGGTCGCCGAACGCATCACGTCGCCCGGCTTCGTAGGCGGCGAGGCTGTTGTCGTGCATCATCGTGTTTCGTTTGTCGTGAGTTTCTCCGGCGTGGATTGCCGGATTGCGCCAACGCTCCCGAGTTATTCGCAGACCGTCAACACTTATTATCAGGGGTGAACCCGCTCGATCCGCCACCCGCCCGGCCTCTCGTCGTCCCGGCTGACGAGGAAGAACTCGAAGCACGGGAACCGAGTCGCGGCGACCTTGAGCTTCACGATCGCGTCGTCCCATGCGTGCCGGCCCTTGACCTCATACATCGCCACGCCGCCGGGCTCCTCGACGTCACGCGACCAAACGACGACGTCCGGGGTGTATTTGCACCCGTTGGCGAGGACGAGGGTCATTGCGTGCGGCTCGACCGCGTCCGCCGAGTAAAGCGCCCGGAGGTGATCGTAGAACGCGGTCTCGGTTTTGTTGAGCTTCGGCCCGCGGTTCTGACGGATGCGCGGGTTTGCCGGCTCGGTCGTTACCGGGGCCGGCGACGGGGCGAGGCCGAACACGCCCGGGTTGAGCCGTCGCGTCGCCTCTCCGACGAAGGAAAGGTCCTTCGGGTTGCCCATCGTCAGAAGTCGAGGAGGAAGCCCTCGCGCCGTGCCCACGCCTTGTTGCCCTCGATCCGCTCGTGATTCTCCCGGCATACCGCCAGCCAAAACCGCTCGTCGTTGAGCATCTCGCCGCGGCGCTTGTTCGTGTGATGGATTTCCGTCGACCTCGGCGCTCCGAATTTGTCGATCAGAGTCTCCCCTGAAAAGTGATCGGTCACGCGTTCCGATCGCACAAAGTAGCCGGGCATCCTCGGCGAAGGATGCCAACCCTTCTCCCGAAGCCAAACTTCGCACACGGGATGCTCGGCGAGGTAACGCTCCCGGCGCGTGCTATATTCGCGCAACTGGCGTTCCCGCTTCTTCGAGACGCGCCGCATCGGCGAACGTTTAAGCGACTTTGTTCCGCGGAGGAGCGGTGAGCGTCTCTTGAGCATGTTGTTCCTTTTGCTTCTGACGGGCGGCTTTGGCGTGTTCCTTCCTAACGTTTGAGAGCGCCCCGACCATCGCGCACGCGAACCGCTTTTGCGCGTCGAGGATGTGTTTGCAGCGAAGGGCGTCTTCGACCCGCTGATCAGCCTTCAACTTGATCAGCCCCTCGGCGACGGCGATCTCGGGCGTCAGTCCGCGCGCGAGAAGCGGGCGCATCCGACACTCGAACCATTTACACTGACACTCCCCGTTGCCCTTGTAGCTGTCCAACTCGACGACGTAGGACTCGTGAGGGTTCGAGTCGCTCGGGATGATCCACCGGAGCGCGTCGTCGTATGGCTCGGCGGGAGCGGGGTCGTCGATTCGAGATGTCACGGACGCAAGACTTCGAGGTTGATCCGAACGCCGTCGCGGTTCGCGCTGGCGCGGAACAGAGTCCCCAAAGCCCCGACGATCGTGAGTCCGCCGTCCGGTGCGACCGTTAGCGTCGCGTAGTCCTCGGGCGTGCGGGTCCGGATGTTGAAGAGGATCGAGATCGGCATTCCGGGAGAGAACACTCCCTCGACCTTGAAGTCGCCGATCCCGAGGTTCTCCAACACTCGGCAAAGTAGATCGCGCATCGGGCGCATGTCGTAATCTGACGCCAGCTTCGGAGGGGACGTGTCCCGACGTGGCGCCGGCTCCGGTTCGAGGAGCTTGAACGTGTAGAGGCTGTCGTTCGACTGACCCAACGCCTTGACCAAAAAGCCGAGCGCCTGAACGTGCGCGCCGCGCTTGCCGACGAGCTTCGGCTGATCGTCCGCGTGTCCGCGCATCGCCCAATAGCACGCGCCCGGATGCTCCTTCACGGAGAGTTCGAGCGTCTCGGGATGGTCGATGAAGCTGATCGCGAGGTCGCGGATGAGGTCGTTGATCGTGGAGGTCGCGGTCGTCATGAGTCGTTGGGTCGTGAAAGTTGAAGCGGAGCCGGCGGGGTATCCTTCGCCGGCCCCGCGAGAGCGGGCAAGCGGTTACTTCTTCGCTTTGCGCCCGCGCTTCGGCGGTTGCTCCGTGTCGCCCGGGGTGTTCTCGGGCGTGACGTCGCCGCCAGCCGGTGCGCCGCCGGGGAACTCGACCTTCTCGCCCGCGGGCTTCTCGCCGTCCTTCTTCTCCTCGTCCTCGTCCGGCTTCTCGCCTTCGGACTCGGTCGTCTTCGTGTCGAAGACCGACGTCATGTCCTCGCCTTCGAGCGGGAGTTCGCCTTGCGTGAGGTCGTAGGTCTGCGGCTTGCCCTTCGTGCCGTGCTTCACGGAGAACGACATCGAGAGGCCGGTGATAGCGACGACCATCGGCGAGGTTTGGTCGATCTCGAACGAGAACGAGACCTTGACCTTCCCGTTGCCGCCCTCGGCGACCTCTTCCTGAGCGGTCTTCGAGATCGTCTTGAAGTTGGCGGCGAGATGCCGGCGCAACTGCAAAGCGAGCATCTCTTGCGTCGCGATGAAGTTGCGGACGCCGTCCGCGCGCTTGCCGGGCCAGTTGTCGGGGACGAGGGCGTTTTGAATCGAGACGAGGTCCGCCGCGTCATCGAGATCGTATGTTTTCCCTCGGATCGTGAACTTCTTACTCATGGGAGCTTTCGTGTGTTCGTGTTTCGCTGTCGTTTAGTTGAAGCCGGACATCGCACGATGGCCGGCTGGTGAAAAAGACTTTCTGAAAAGCTATCAGCCGTCGCCGTAGCCGTAGCCGTAGCCGTAGCCGTCGCCGTCGCCGTAGCCGTCGCCGTAGCCGTCGCCGTAGCCGTAGCCGTAGCCGTCGCCGTCGCCGTAGCCGTCGCCGTAGCCGGAGCCGTCGCCGTCGCCGTAGCCGTCGCCGTAGCCGGAGCCGGAGCCGTAGCCGTAGCCGTAGCCGTAGCCGGCGTAGCCGTAGCCGTAGCCGGAGCCGTAGCCGTCGCCGTAGCCGTAGCCGTAGCCGTAGCCGGCGTAGCCGTAGCCGTAGCCGGAGCCG